CTGCTCGTACGCGGTGCGGTCGAGGAACAATCCGACGCCGTCCTCGTCCATGCGGATCCGGTAGCCGTCGCGCTTCCAGACCATCTCGGTCGGGCAGTGGACTGTGTGGTTGTCAGGGCGGTCAGGCATGGGTTTCCTCCTCGGTGCACGGGGTGTAGGTGTCGGCGGCCTCGTCCTCCCACTGGGCGCGGCGGTCGGCCTGGACGGTGGCGGCGTAGCTGGCGAGGACTTCGGCGGCCACGCCGTATTCCTGCAGCGTGGTAGCGTCCCGGACGCGCAGCTCGCGCAGGGCGGAGATCTCGCTGGTGGTGCGGGCCTGCTGGGCCAGGAGGTCGGCGATCTCGCTGTCGTAGAGGCGGACACGCTCCGCCAGTTGCGCGCGGGTCGTGCGGATCAGGTCGGTCGGGTACGGCGTGGGCTGCCAGTCCTCGTCGCCCGGCTGCTGTGGGGCGTTCATCGGGCCTTCCTGGGGTCGAGTTGGTGGTCGAGGATGGCCAAGGTGGCGTCGTCCTCGTGGGCGGTGACGGCGATGCCGTGGCGGCGCCGGCCGTGGCAGCGGCGGCACTCGCGGGCGCAGTCGGGGCAGTAGACGAACCACCAGCCGCCGATCTGTTTGGCGATCGCGTGGTGCTCGCGCCGGCGGCGGAACAGTCGGGCGATGATGCTCACCGGGACCTCCGGGCTGGCATGTCGGACGGCGATGGGCGGACCTGGCCGACGACGCGGGGCGACGGTGGCTCGTCGGTGATGGCGTACGTCAGCCAGGTCCCGCGGGCGTAGCAGACCTCAACGCCGTCGGAGTCGTGGAGGAGGAGCGCACCGAAGTCTCGGCGCCACCGGCATACGTTGGTGTGGACTACCCGGTCGAGGAGCTCACGGTCGGAACACGCTTCGCCGTCGAGTGGGGCGAGGGTGACGGTCACGGTGCGGCTCATCGGCGTCCCCGCTCACGCTCGCGTGCGGTCAGGAACCTGCGGGCGGCCGCGCGGCGTTCCTCGTGGCAGCCGACTGCCTCGACGCCGGGGTCGATGCACGGCCAGTCGCGCAGCGCGTCGCACTTCGGGCAGGCGACCGCCTGGGCCCACGCGCCGTCGCCCTCCATGTCCGCCGGGCTCACGACGCCTCCCGGTAGTCGTGGCGCCGATGGCGGTGACGGACCATTAGGTCCACCTCACGCAGGACGTGTAGGCGTGGGGCCTTGGCTTTGGTGTCGTCGATCGGGCGCAGCTGGTCAACGGGGCAGGTGACCTCGAGGTAGCGGGTCGCGTCCGGGTAGTGGTCGCGGGCCTGTGATGGTCGGGGGCAGGCGTGGAGGCCGCCGCCGCAGTCGTGGTCGTCGCGCCACACGTCCGGGGTGATGTCGGCGCCGAGCGTGTATGCGGTGGGCACCCACTGGTGGCCGGCGACGAGCTGGTCGTCGACGGCCTTGTATAGGTGTGCCCAGCCCTCGTCGTCGACCTCGACGCCGTGGTAGGCACACCAGGTCTGCGGGTCGGTCAGTTCCAGCCCGGTGATGTCGATGATGACGCCGCCATGGATGGTCGCCTGTGCGGAGTGGAGATGCACCGCGACATACGGGGTGGCCCTGACGGTCGCGGAATCCCAGGCCCTGACGGTCGCGGAGTCCCAGGCCTCGACGGTCGCGGAGCCCCCGGCCTTGACGGTCGCGGAGCCCCCGGCCTCGACGGTCGCGGAGCCCCAGGCCTTGACGGTCGCGGAGTCCCAGGCCTCGACGGTCGCGGAGCCCCCGGCCTTGACGGTCGCGGAGTCCCAGGCCTCGACGGTCGCGGAGCCCCAGGCCTTGACGGTCGCGGAGCCCCCGGCCCTGACGGTCGCGGAATCCCCGGCCCTGACGGGGTGCCGGTGGTTGTCGGTGATGGTCAGCCACACACCAGCCAGACTGTCGATGATGATGGGCTGGTGGTCGTCGGTGGCGAGCGCAGCGTCGAGCTCGGCCTGCGTTGTGATGGTGATGGTCATTGTGTCCCCCCGGGGGTGTGGTGGCCTTCTCTGGTGGTGGCGATGACTCCCAGAACGGCGGGCGGCGGAATGAGGGCGGCGATGAAGATGGTGAGGCCGAGGAACATCACGCGACCTCCCGGGTGACAGCCCAGCCGAGCTGTGTGCACCACGTGGGCACGTCATCCCACCGGCGCTCACGGATCGCGCGGACAGCACCTACAGCGGCACCGTGGATCCGCAGGCCCTCGTTCATGTCCTCGATGCGCATCGACGAGTACGCCCGGGCGTGCAGCCATCCCTCGAGCTCGGCGGTCGTCATGGTCTCGGCGTCATCGCCCGGGTGTGGGATCACCTGCCAGGTGACGGTGGGGACCGTGGTCATCATGCGACCATCCTGGAAGTCGTGGCGGCACCACTCGTGGACCTGGGCCTGCGTCATGTCGTGGCGGCGGCGGATGATCCCGCACGAGGCGCACGGCCGGATGCGGCGGCCACGCCACCAGCCGATGACCCATCGGGCCGCGAGGCACATGACCGGGACCAGCAGGACGATCAGCGACACGACTGGTGGGACGACGATTGGTCGGCGGCGTGTGCTGCGGCGGCGTCCATGGCGTCGTCCCAGGTGGTGACGGTCTTCCACCAGTCGCCGCCCCACGTGATCGGGCAGGAGTGGTGCGCCGCGTACCACTGGTGCGTTCCCTTGTTCCGGAAGATCTGGATGCGGCGCATCACGACTCCCTCTTGTGGTCGAGGGAACCGAGGACCAGCCACGGCAGGACGAGCGCGGCGACGAAGAAGACCGGGCCGATCAGATGAGCGATCATCGCCCCATCACCACCACGACCGTGTTGATGATGGCGTGGGCGACCAGGACGGCGCCACCGGTGATCAGGATGGAGGCGAGCGCCAGGAGGAGGCACCCGAACGCGCCCGGCGGCTGGGGAGTCATGCGAGCCTCCGCAGGGTTGTCGTGTCGGTGCGGACTCATCGCGCCACCTCGGGGGTGATCGTGATCCCGATCGTGGACAGCCACACCGCGGCGGCCGACCACTCCTGGTGCTCGAGCATCTCGACCACGTCCCGGGCGTACTCCCAGCCGTTCGCCTTGTCGTACTCCTTCGCGACCCAGGCAGTGATCTCGGCGACGGTCCCGGTCAGGGTGACGCACTGCGCGTCGTCGTGGAGCGTCCACCGTTCCGGCGGCTTCGTGGTGGTGATGATCATCAGGCCGCCCTCCTCGGCCCGCTGGAGTCGGCCGGCGCGATCTTGATCCGGCCGGCGTCCAGGTCATCCAGGAGTTCGTGCAGGGTGCGGAGGCGTTCGACGCGATGGCCGGCGACGTCCGGCCCGAGCGCCTGGATGTGGGACTCGATGGTGGTCGCGTCGTGGGTGAGCGCGTCGCGGAGTGCGGCAGCCTTGCCGGCGGGGAGCGCCAGCTGGCTGTCCGTCGGCGGAGCGGTGGTGGTGGTCATCGGTTTCCCCCTGTCAGGCCGCGGTGTCGCGGCCGGTGGTCGTCTTGGTGGCGGCGTCATCGCCCGGGTGTGGGATCACCTGCCAGGTGACGGTGGGGACCGTGGTCATCAGGCTGCCCTCCGCGGCGCAGCAAGACAGTCGGTGAGGCGGAGGTAGCCGGTCCAGTGACGCGGCACGGCGTCGATCAGCGCAGGCTCGGTCCTGATCTCCCAGTGCGGGTAGGTCACGATGTCGGTGGGCATTGGTAGACTCCTTGGTTGGTTGGCCCGTCCCTCGGTTGGTGTGCTGTGGGGGCGGGCCTGCTGTGTGGTCAGGCGAGGACGCCTTGCGGGTCGTAGTGCTCGTGCCAGACGCGATCCATCAGCGACCTGTCCGCCTCGGTGTACGCGAGGACCTGGCGGACCTGGCCGTTGCCGACGGTGAGTGGGTACTTCTCGGGCGGGGCGCCGTGCAGGTCGGTGTATGCGGCCTTGACGCGCTTCCCGAACACGCCGGCGACGCTGCGGAGCTTCGAGTCGGACAAGCCCTTCTCCCGCAGGTAGTCCTGCGTGTAGAGCGGGCGGCGGCCGGACTCGATCTCGGCGTGCTCACCCATGCCCCGGGCCAGGATCGTGCGCGCCTTCGCCTCCAGGTGGTCCGGGTGGATCAACCCCTTGGCGGCCTGGCAGAGTTCCATAAGGGCGCGGGCCTGGAAGATTGCGGCGTTCGTGCGGTGCTCGCGCTGCTCGTCGGTCATCGCGTACGAGCCGGTTCGGCGGATCGCCGGCAGGACCTCGTGGGTGACCCAGCGCTGGAAGGCCTTCACTGCGGCCCGCTGCGCGTCGTCGACCATGCGGCCGGTCTGACGCTGGAGGATTGCCTGGTAGAGGCCGGCCTCGGTGATGGTCGTCATCTCCTGATCACCGGAGGGGGTACTCACCAGACGCGTACCCCTCTCGTCGGGGTCGATAGCGCGGGTCATGTCGGATGCCATGCGGTGACCGAGCGCAGTGGCGACGTCGGCGGCGATGAAGGTCAGGGTGCCGTCGTCCTCGGTGAAGACGCGGAGCTGCTGGCCCTGGTAGCTGAACGGGGCGATGGTGGCAGTCATGCGGCAGCCTGTTCGGCGCCGGCCAGAAGGGTGGCCATCGGGACACCCAGACGCTCCGCAACTGCCATGAGCTCGGTCACGGACCAGTCCTGCTTGCCGATGATGCGCTTCGACAAGGAGGACTGGCCGACGCCGACGACGGCAGCGAGTTCAGCCTGGGTAACCCCGACGCGTGCCATCTCGGCCCTCACGTTGGCGCCGATTGTGGCGCTCGGGTTTGGTGTCATGGCCGCTACGCTAGCGGCCCATCCACTAGCGGTCAACCCGCTAGACCTAGAAGAACGCCAATGTAACTTGCGCTACAGCTAGATATCTAGTTGGTGAGCGCATATCCTCTCGTCATGAGCACCGCACCAGCCCAACTCCCCGACTACTCGACCCTGAACGGTCGCGTCGTCCGCAACGTTCGCCACCTCAAAGACGACTTCCGGCTGAACCAGACTCAGTTGGCCGCCGTCATCGACATCACGCAGACGCAGATGTCGCGTCGCCTCCACGGTGCCGTCCCGTTCAGCCTGGAGGAAGTTGAGCGTCTCGCCGACTACTTCGGAGTGACCGCCGGCGCGCTCCTCGGATACGAAGAAATGCCCCTCAACCCGAGAGGGCCGAGGGGCATTGGCGGTGTGGCGCGCCCGGAGGGATTCGAACCCCCAACCTTCTGGTTGGGAGTCGACCACGACGCTGAGGTGATCCAGCTCATGCCTCGACGTCAGCTTCATATCGAGGGAATCGTGGCCTGACTGGCGATGGGGAGCGCCCAGGCGATATGACCACACCATGTCGGGACCAGAGCAATTGGGGGTGCCTGCCGGATGGCGGGCAAGCGTGGATGGATGGACGATGTGGCTCAGAGCCGCAGGGCGGACACGCCAGACAATCGAGACGAGGACCGGACACGTCCGGATGCTGGCCCGGGCCATGGACGGGGCTCCGGCCGAGGTGACCGGGGTGCAGCTGGTGCGCTGGGCATCCGATCACGACTGGGCACGCGAAACCCGCAGGAGCATCTATAACTCGATCCGGGCGTTCTTCCGCTGGGCGGTCGCCGAAGGCTGGACGGCCACAGACCCAACCGGGTCGCTGCCACCGGTGAAATCCGCCCCGCCGCGCCCCCGTCCGGCGCCGGACGCCGCCTACCGGGACGCGCTCCTTCGGGCCGATGAGCGGACTGCGCTGATCCTGCGGATGGCTGCCGAGGCCGGGCTACGCCGGGCGGAGATCGCCGGGGTGCACCGGACGGACCTGGTCGAGGATCTCGACGGGTGGAGCCTCCTCGTGCACGGGAAGGGCGAGCGGGACAGGCTGGTTCCTCTCCCTCGAGGCTTGGCGACGACGGTCCGCGGGGCCTGCATGGCCGGCGGCGGATGGATGCTCCCCTCGATTCACGGTGACCACCTGCAGCCCCGGGCCGTCGGGAAGCTCGCCGCCGAAGTCCTCCCGGAAGGCTGGACCCTCCACACGCTGCGGCACCGGTTCGCGACGCTGGCCTACCGAGGGTCGGGTGATCTGCTGGCGGTACAGCAGTTGCTCGGACACACGTCACCGACGACGACGCAGCGGTATGTCGCGGTCGACCAGGGCCGGTTGCGCACGGTGGCAGGGAGTGCCGCCTGAGGACGACGAAAGCGCCCCCCAGCCTCGTGGTGAGGTTGGGGGGCGTCTGTGTCAGGCGAGGTGCTGGAGGAGCCAGTCGGTGGTGAGTCCGTCGGGCGCTTCGGCCCATTCGCGGTGTCCGGGCCGGTCGAGGCTGACGAGGGTGGGTCCGTCGGTGCATCCGATGGCGGTGACGGGGCCGGTGGGGGTGGTGGCGGTGATGCGGGCCATGCCGGTGGGGGCGATCTGGGTGGTGGTGATGGTGGGCATCGGTGGTTCCTCTCGGTTGGTGTGCCTCCAGAGTGACGGATCACCACCACCATGTCTATGTGATGTAGATCACTGCGGGACTAGTTGCATCATGGTGCCGCATGGGACTAAACTTTAGACATCAGCAAGGGAGAGGAACCCACGATGTACTACCGACTGCACGACGCGAACCGGGAACACACGATGCTCCTCGACCCCACCACCTGGGAATCCCGCCAGTACGGCGCCGAGCGCTACATCATCGACACCGCCACCGGCGAGGAGATCGAGGATGTCCGCCACGGAGTCTCCGCCTGCCGCACCATCGAGGACCTCGCCGCATACCTCGCACAGACCGGAGTCCCGATGCCCGACGACGCAGTGATCGTCGAGGTATCCGGCCCCCTCTCCGACGACACCGACCACGACGCCAACCTCGGCGTCAGCCTCAACCTCCCCGACACGCTCGGCGAGATCACCCCCGTCGGCGACTGGTTCTACGAGCTGATCAACGCCGCCTACGACGCCCTCTGACACGACAGGACACCGAGCGCCCGACGACCCGCACATCGACACTCGAGAGGAAAACACCATGACCACCTACATCAGCACCAGTACCGACGAGGTCGAGATGATCCAGCTCGACGAGAGTCAGGAGGCCTACCTCGACCAGATCATCGCCCTCGACGGGCGCGACCGGATCGTCCTCGAGGAACAGCCCGTCCGCAACGGCTCCGGCCGGATCATCGGCTCGCACCTGACGATCACGACCGGGACATGGGAGACGATCCAGGAGGCCGTCACCGCGGCCGCCGAGGATGAGGACGCCCGGACGGAGCAGGGCCGCGAGGAGGCGGCGCAGGAGGTTGCGCTGGCTGCACTCCAGGAGGCGACCGGGGAACTAGACTACCGCCGCCGCGAGCTCGAGCAGGCCACGACGGCGGCCGGCCAGGCCCGCACCGCAGTGGACGACGCCACCATAGCCCGCGACGAGGCGATCCGGGCCGCGCTCGACGCCGGCGTGACGGGCTACCGGCTCGCCCGGATCATCGGCATGTCTACCTCGCAGATCTCCCGGATCGGCGCCCGGCGATGACCACCACACAGACCGAGCTCACCGGCGCCGAGGTGGCTGACATCGTCGTCGCGCTCGAGGAGGCGGCCCGGGAGTACGAGGCTCGGGCCGCGGATGCCCGTGACGAGCAGGCTGAGAACGAGCGCTGGGGGTATCTGCTGGCTGCCGCCGCGCAGGAGGCCGATTCCGTCTACCGACAGGGCGAGGCGGACCGCCTGTGGGCGCTCGCGGGACGCATCGAGACGGCGGCCCGCGTGATCATCGAGGACCACTGAGGCGGAGGCGAGGGCCTGCCGCGCTGCGCCCGGTGGGTGGCGGCAGCCCATCCGGTCGCACCGATCGCGGTCCGGGCGAGGATTGTCGTCTCCGATGTGCCGTCCTCCGAGTAGGCGATGTAGTCGGTGGCGGCCGACGTCGGAAAGACCGCGTCGAGCGCCTGCTGCGAGGCTGCGATGGTGAGTCCCATGATGGGCTCCTCTCACTGATTGGTTTGGGTGGCGGCCCGCCCGCTTCCCTCGGTACGGGCCGCCGTCGCGTCCCAGCCGGCAGGGCCTAGGACACGCCTGATCTGGTCACATGCCGCACACACGCCCGGGGGGCAGAGCGTCGGCGGCAGATACCAGTCAGTCTTCGGGGCCATCGATCTGGTCCGCGCGGGACTGGAGCGAGGCGGCGTACTCACGCAGCGCCTGGGTGTAGCGCGGATCCCTCAGGTGGGTCGCCAGATGGTCGGAGTACTCCTGGCCGGAGACCGTGACGACCACGCAGCCGCCATCATCGAGAGCGCCGAACCCGTGTGCCGTCTCCCCAGTCATCTCCAACTCGACACGCTGGTTGCAGACCGGGCACGCGATGGATGCGTTCACGATTCCCCCTGGCCATTGATGGGCGTGTTAGATGCGGCAGTGAGACCCAACCCGGTACCGAGGAACGCGAACACGGACAGGGCGATGGTCAGCCACATGGGCTGCCCGAGGTCGGCGGCGGAGAAGCCGACCTGGGTTCCGCCGAGCAGCAGCCCGACGATCGCGTACGTCTGGTAGAGGATGCCTCTGGCCTTCGGCGGCAGGGCGACGATGTTCGTGGTCATGGTGTGGGTGTCTCCTCGGTTGGAAGGTCGGTGATGAGCCAGCGGGACTCGGTCTGCCCGTCTGCCGCGCCGCCAGTGACGGTGCAGCGAACGAGGTCCCCCTCGACGGAGAGGGCCCAGTAGTCGACCCGCAAGCGGGAGCAGATCGCGTCGGTGTAGACGGGCGTCTCGTCCCACCACAGCTCAGGCAGCGGCGTCGGGGTGACTGGCGTTGGTGTTGGTGTTGGGGTGGGTGATGCCGTCCACCCGTCCGGGATCGTGTCCGCCGTCGCGTCGACCGTCGGGGCGGTGTGCGGCAGGGGGGTTGGGGTGATGGCTGGGCGGGTGCAGCATCGGTCCGTCGCGGTCGTCCGCACCACCGGCTCAGGTGCCGGCGACGCACTGCCCGGCGGCGTCGGGGTGGCGCTGGCAGTCTGGTGCGGCTTGACGGACTGGGACAGGATCGTTGGGATCGGCTCCGGGCCGCCCCAATCGTCCGTCGCCGGGGCCGCCGGCCACGCGAGGATCGCGCCGGAGATCGGCGTCGCTACCGCCAGTCCCCAGAAGAGGCCCGCGCGGATGGGGCGGGCCTGCCACCAGGACCAGTGCTGCCACCCTGCCACGTCACACCTGTGACTCGGGCGGCTCGTCCACCGCGACGACGTCGAGCGGGTTGCCGTACTTGTCGAGGCCGAGCGCCCTGAGGATCAGGATGGTCTGGTCTTCGAGACGCTTGGTGCGGTCGTCGATGAACTTGAGCTTCTCGTTGTCGGCCACGGTGAACTCCTCAGTGGTGTCGTCCGGCAGTGTTCCGCCGGTGATGGTGAGTACGCCGCGGGCGATGGCCGCCGCGACGTCGTCGATGTGCGCGTGCCCCCATGCGGCCTGCTCTGCCCGGTCGTGTGGCCAGCACTCGACGAGGCACGCCGAGGCCGTCGTCTTGCGGAGCATGTATAGCTCGGACCGGTCACGGGTTCCGCCACCGGCCCACGGCACGACAGCATTGACCTCGGTGTAGATCGCCTTCGCCAGCGCCATGCTGCGGCCGGTGCCGGTATAGAACGCGGACGGGCCGACCGCGCCGCCGGCGTCCGTATGGATGTCGACGTGAAGGTCAGCGTTGAGCGCGTTGCTGGCGTTCGCCATCTGCGCGAGCTGATCCGAGTCGGACAGGTTGTCGTCGCCTGTGATGACGACGAACGCCTCCTGCCCGGCGGCGTTGAGCAAGTCGGCCGTCTTGCGGGCGATGAGCCGGCAATGCGCCTGCTCGGTGTCGCCCGCCTTGCACGGGTTGTGCTCCTGCGACGAGGGGCTGAGAACGATGCGCATGGGCGCCTCCCGGTCGTACTGTGTGAGGTCGTATTTGTCGATCAGGGCGAGGATCTTGGTCGCGTAGGCCGGGTCGGTGGCGTAGATCCCAGCCATGGCCCGGGCGAACCCCTCGGCGTCGGAGGCGGCGAACGCCTTGTCGTAGAGTCCGCGGTGGGTCAGGTACCAGCCGTGGCCGAGGTAGCCGGCCAGATCGGACGGGAACGCGAGGAACACGGCGTCCACGGTCGTCCACGCGCCGTCGAGGTACTCCCCGGTGGCCTTGCTGATCTCCCCGTTGCTGTGCGGGTTGTCCGTCACGCCAGCCTTCGTGGTGGTGCTGGCCTTGATGCCGTGGTGTGCGTGGCCCTTCACAGCGAGGATCGACGTGCCCCGGCCGGACTCGAGCAGCCCCTGCGCCAAGCTGACAGACGCGGGCACCCCGTAGCGGGCCCGCTCCGCCTGGGCGTGCGGCACGTGTGCGGCGATGTACTCCTCCGGCGTCACGGCACCCACCTCCCGGCAACGGTCTTCGGCGCCTGCAGCTCGCGCACCTGGTCGGTCAGCCGGGCAATCATGGAGCCCTGGCTGATCACCAACTTCTCCAGACACTCCAGACGGACCTCGACGGGTTCAGGCATCACGGACTCCTCTCGTCCTCATGGTGTGGGGGTCGGTGCGGTCTCACGGTTCACCCGTCGGGCCCGATCCACGGGCGCCGGCGACCGGTCATGCACTGCCGACTCGACCGGGCGAGGTGCCTGCGCCGGCGTCGGCTCGGCGGCCAACACGAGCCCGAGGAAGGCGGCGCACACGGCGTCCCGGGCCGGGTGCATCAGTCGTCCTCTTCGAGGATCCCGGCCCTGTCGAGCGCCTGGTCGATCATCTGCCGGAGCGTCTGGTGGCGCTGCTCGACGTGCTGGAGGATCGCGGCGTGGTCCACGTCGGCCTTATCCTGCGCCTCGCTGAGCTTGATCACGATGTGCTGGTCGCCGTCGTGGCGGGCAGTCCGCTCCTCGCGGAGCTCGGTGCGCATCTGCGACATGTCCGTCCGCATCTGCGACATGTCCGTCCGCAGCCCACGCGTGTCCTCGACGAGCTGGTCGATCTTGTCCGCGAGCGACTTCCCCGAGTTCGGGTGCAACTGGTGGTCGGCCCTGGTCAGCAACTCGACCATCTGAGCAACCTGCTCGAGCTGATCGGCCTTCATGTCGCGGAGCGTCTTCACACCCCACGCGATCACGCCGCCGATCATGGTCAGGATCGCGACCGTTGCCCCCGTCCAGGCGGTGATCAGCCCGGCGTCCCAGTCCGGCGGCGTCATGCGGCGGCGTCCATTTGTGATGGTCCTCTCATCAGGCCGCCCTGCCAGATGCACCCACCTGAGGGCACCATGTGGAAGACAGCCAGGTTCAACCGGGGGAAAGAAACATGTCCGATCAAGAGCTCCAGCCAGCCCACATGACCGCAGTTGCCACGACGGGTAAGGGATGGCAGCACCACACCGGAACCGCGCTCGGGGTTACCGGCCTCGCGATGCTGTGGTGCCTGCAGTACGGCGGGTGGATCCCGCTCGTCTACACGTCGCGGTTCCTGGTTTGGATGGCGAAGGCCGCAATCGGCCTCGGCCTTGTCGGCATCGTTCTGCTGTTCATCCCGGTGATCGGGTGGGTGATCCTCGCCGCGATGCTGATGCACCGCCACGGGCAGAAGCAGATCGTCCGCGAACTCCGCCGCCAGGACGGCCACCCGTCGATCTGGCGGCCGTGGGGCGCCGACTGGATCAAGGCCCGCCGCGCCTAGGTGATCCCCCACTTGCTCATCAGTTCCGCCTCAACAGCGGCAGTCTCCGCGCCGGACAGCGCTGTGCCATCCCACTGCACGAGCTCGAGAATGTCCCCGCCGAACGTTTCGTCTGTCTTTGATCCGTTGTACCCGATGTATGTAGTTGCGGCAGAGAAGTTGGAGTCGGTCTTCGTGTCCGAAGCGTCGGATGCACCGTCAACGCGTATCGACCAGGTACTTTCGACCATGGACCCTTGCGTCGTGTCGAGCCATGTCTCGGCGATCTCGCTGTAACTGGCGCCGTTGCTCGCTGTGATGTTTATTAGCCAGTAGGCCCAGGATGTCGAGTTGGAGAACGTGAACTCCTTCGTAGCGCTTCCGACCCAATCGGTGACACCCGTCTGAGTGGACAGGACAGTCCAGTCTGTGCCATTGAGTGACCCCTCGATAGTGAAGTCCTTCGGCATGTAGGTCGTGCGTCCCGAGCGGCAGGTGATGGACAGCGATGTGGCAGCCCACGGCGTCACGGGCTCGATTTGGAACCACTGCGTCGTACCTGCGGCCGACAACCAGACGGATGTCTCGCCATCGCCATTCACCGCCGTGTCAGGCAGTGTGGTGGCGTTGTAGTACGAGCTGGCAGAAGCAGCATAGACAGGGTTCTCCGAGCCGGTGACAGTGGCCGAGACGATGTGGGGAGTGTCGACGGTCACTGTCGTCGTTCCGGATCCGATACTGGCAACGGCTTGCTTCAAGAGCTCGACGACGTTACCAGTCGTCAACCTCACCTGAAGACCACCAGAGGTGTTCGAGCCGCGGATCGTCCGATAGGTGGAGGCGCTGTTTGGGATGATCGCGGCAACAACCGTCTGGAACTCCGAGGAGACTGTGGCTGCGGACGAAAGCGCTCCAGTCGTACCGTGCACGAACCGGATGGCCGGGAGCCCGTTCTGGATGTTGGTCTTATAGACGGGAGCGGTGGACACCGGAGTCGCTGCATTGCCGTTCCCGGACAGGTCTGGGACGGAGACTATGTTGTCCCCGTCCGACAGTCCGGAGATCTCGTCGGCGGCCCACCATCCGGTAGGCGCCAGATCGAGGATGTTGAACGTGCCGCCACCCCGTCTCCTGCTGGAGGCAGAGATCCCGACCGACCTCATGCGAGGTCTCCCTGCACCCACCACGTGTCAACCGCGATCTTCCGGCAGGTCAGGCCGCTCCCGGTCCCCGCCGTGGTCAGCGTGCCGGTCGGGACGACGGTCGTTCCCGTGCCCGCCGCGACGGTGACCATCCCCGCGCCGAGCGGAACGAGGTCGAACCACCCGCCGACCGGGAACGCCAAGTCCGAGTCCTGCGGGAGCGTCACGGTGACGTCCGAGGTGTTGGTGCAGGTGACGAGGCGTGACTCGTCGGCGAGCGCCGGCGTGTACGTGGTGCCAGTCTGAGGGTTGATCTCCTGCCGACCGAGGAGTCGGCTGTCGGTGCTGGGGACGTAGGCCGAGAGGTCGACGTAGATCAGGTCGTCGGTCCCGAGGCTGGCGGCGTTCCCGGCGTCGGAGCTGACTGCGGTCGGCCCTTCAGGGCCGGTGTCACCTTGTGGGCCCTGCGGCCCTGTGTCGCCCGTCAGGCCCTGCGGCCCCTGGTCACCCTGAGGGCCAGTGTCACCCTGGATGCCTTGCGGGCCATCAGGACCGGCTGGCCCCTCCGGGCCCGGCGGGATTGTGATCGGGTCCGTGGTGCTGCCGTCGGACATGAGGAAGGTGAGGGTGCCGTCGCCGTTGTCCGTCGCGCCAACGACGGATGCGCCGTCGTCACCCGGCAGGACCAGCCCGCCGGTGTTGAGCTGATCCGACAGCGCGACGTATTGCTCGAGTCGCATCGTGCGGACCTGCACGACGACCCCGTCGATCGCCTCCTCCACCGGGGCGACGGCGGCGATGGCCTCCGCGCTCAGGACAGCTGGGACTTGCCGAACTCCTGGGGCGGTCAGGTAGATCGTCCATCCCCAGTCGGTCGGATTGGTCGAGGTCGGGTCGGTGAGGTAATGCTGCCACGGGGCCGAGACCTCGGTGAACTCCTCCCGGATGACACTGGCCAACCCCGGACCCAGGACCGAGCCGAGATCGTCGAGCCCTGGCTCGCAGATGATCCGCCCAGCGAGAGGATCACCGGGCTGCCCTGACGCGGGAAGTTTGGCTGATCCGAGGTCCTGCCACGAGTCCAGCGTCACGCAGATGATGGACATGGATCCTCACTCTCAAATGGCGCTGATGTAGGCGGCCCGGTCGGACCAGTACGCCGCGGCCTGGTAGGCGGCGACCGATTCGGCGGGGACCTTGATCTCGCAGGTGGCGGCCAGTCCTGTGATGGACGTCGAGGTGAGCGTCGGCGGGGTCGTCGCCAGGCACGTCAGCGTCGCCATCGACGAGCAGCCGTAGAACACGTAGGTGCCGAAGCTGGTGACGCCGGCCGGGATCGTCACCGCTGTGAGGGCCGTGCAGCTGTAGAAGATGCCGCTGTTGATGACCGTCACGCCGTCGGGGATGACCATCGATGTGATCTGCGTGACCATGAACGCGTACGTCCCGATGCTGGTGACACCGTCAGGGATCGTCAGCGACGTGAGCGATGTGCAGCCGGCAACCAGGTCGGCACCGATGCTCGTGACACCGTCAGGGATCGTCAGCGACGTGATTCCGGTGCAGCCGTAGAACACGTAGGTGCCGAGGCTGGTCAACCCGTCCGGCAGGGTGAGGGATGTGAGCGAGGAGCAGTTACGCAGCGCGTAGTTTGCGATGCTGGTGACGGTCGACGGGATCGTGATCGAGGTGAGCAGCGACCATCCGTCGAACGCCTGGTAGGCGAGCGAGGTGATCCCGTACGGCAGGTCGATGTCAGTGATCCGGTTGACGTCGAAGGCGGCGGCGCCGGAGTAGGCGTAGGACAGGCCGGACCCGCCACCCCCGCCGACGATGACTGGCTGGATCGGGATGCCCATCAGACCCACCAGAGAACGACGACGTCAACGGCGGCGACCGGAGCCGTCCCGGTGATGGTGATCTCCCCATCGGCTGACGTGATCCACCATTCGCCGGCGGCCCATGCCGCCGAAGCGTCGGGTGATGCCGGGCCGACCATGCACGGCTCGACCATGCCGGCCACGGTGATCGTGGTCGACGTCGTCCATCCGGTCGGCACCGTGACGGTCGCCTGGTACGCGGATTCGCCCCCGCCCCCGCCGGACAGCGGCACAGGCGCCCATCCGGTGATGCTGTCGAACACGAGGGCGTCACCGGTGGTGGCGCCGGTCGTGTCGACGTCACCCAGGTCGCCGAGGTCGGCGACCGACGATGTGCCGGCGCCGATCACTCCCCGGGCCTCCGCCTGGTCCTCGGCGGTGAGCAGGGCGCGCCCGACCGTCGTCGCGTCGGCGATGTTCATCGACGTCGGTTCGGACACGATCGACGCCTCGAGGGTCGCGATCCGGCTGGCCGTCGCATCGACCGACGATTGAAGGGACCGGCGCGCGTCGAACGCCAGCGAGTCCCCCAGACTGAACCCGACCGTCACGCCGGACGTTCCGGCGACGATCTGCACCTCGGTCACCGTCGACACGGTCTCCGCACCGTCCACGACCGCCGACACGATGTCCCCGACGCCGTAGTCGCGGTCCAGCTGCATCGTCGTCTCGTCCACAGGCACGGCGGCCAGCGAGATCCCGCCGGCACCGTCAAGCAGCTCGAGCTCACCATCCGCCGCGAGCCCATCGGTCGTCGACACGTTCCGCGCGTCGTTGAACGACTCGATGCGGCGGCCCCAGTCCTCCTCCGCCTGCTCCGATGAGGTTGTCGACGACTCGAGCAGGGTGCGGAGTTCCGCCTCACCCTGCCCGGCGTTGATCACCCTGGTCGTGTCCGGGGCGAGAACCGCCGATGTCTGCGCCTTGAGTGTGCCGTTGTCGATGTCCATCCGGACCGTGGCGGACCGGTCCATGATCTCGAGGACCTGGAACTGGAGCTCGTCGTCGATCTGCACGACGCGGAAGCGGAGCCCGGCCCGGATCGCGATGTCGCGGAGCAGCTCGCCGAGCGTGTCGAAGCGTGCCTCGATCGTGTCTGTCACAGGACCACCTGCCCCAGGTAGAAGTCCGCGACGGCGAAGACCTGTGAGTGGCCGTTCGTGACGGCGGAGTGGACGAGCGGCTCGGCGAACGCCGCGCCGGCGGGGGCGGTCAGGTCATGGCTGATCGTGTAGGCGTTGAAGGGCCCGGGACCCCACCGGGGGTCACGCTCCCATGTGGTGTATGCGGCGGCGGCCTCCGGCCACGTCTCCGGATCCGGCGCAGCTACCGTCGAGGACCATGGAGGCTGATGGAAGGTGTCGGAGTAGTCGGTGCTGATGACGACGTGGGCGGCGTCGTACCAGCGGACGGCGATCTGCTGGGCACTCGACAGGGACGTGCCAGCCTCATTCCGGACGTCCGAGTACGTCTGGCAGGACACCCGGTACAAAGTCCCCCCTTCGATGATGGGGATCAGGTCGCGGACCGGGAAGATCGCGTCGATCCACAGGTCATCGCCGAGCCGGTCGGATCGCGAGATGAACGAACGTAGGTCTGGCGCCACGGCCGGGCCGGGACCAGCCTCGGCCGTGATGAACGACTCGGTGCCGATGTCCTCGCCGGTCGTCTGGTTGGTCTTGTGCGAGTTGGTCCACCACTCGAACAGGGGCGCGTCCTGGTAGACGCCGTCGACCCACTCCTTGTCCGGGTAGACGTACCAGATGCCACTGATGTTCTCTGTGCTGTTTGGCAGGCTGAGGTCATCGGGCTGCGGATCCGGGTTCGGGATGAGGTTCGATCCGGTCAGGTTCACCAGGCTCACGAACGACCCGAGCGTCCCCGCAGGCCACCTGGCGAGGTTCGGGTCCAAGAAGTAGGCGAGCGCGTCCAGCGCGCCGGTGAGAGTCGACAGGTCGCCGGTCCACACGTCGTACGCGACGTCCATCGTGAAGTCACCCAGGTCGAAGTCAAACGTCGGGTCAGGCCAGGCGAGCGTGTCCCACAACACGATCTCATCCGTCACCCCGGCGACGGTCAGAGTACCGGCCCCGCCGTCCTGGTCGACCGTCACCTTCGCCGACGTCATCGGGCCCGAGCAGATCACCCCGGCAGGGCCCGTCAAGATGATCCCCGCCCCCGGCGTGCGCAACGCAGGGCCCATCTCGTGATCCGCCGGAAGTGTCAGCGACCAGTCGCCGACCGCGGAATCGACGATCCGGAACTCCCCGATCAGATCCCGCGGCGGGATCGTGCCAAGCCGGGCAAGGGTACGGTCACGCACCTCGAGCGTCAGGTCATCGGGCAGCATCAGTACACCAGCTCCCGCCGCGGATAGTAGGTGCCGACGATCCCCGACCCCGTGTCGGAGCCAGTCATCGTCGCCGTGACCGTCTGCGACCCGGGCTGCAGCGACCAGAACTTCGGCACCGACGCGAGGCTGCCGTACACGTTGGTGCCGGCCTTCTTCACGGTCCCGGCACGCATGTCCACGTCGACCGTCTCGGCGGCGGCGAGCACATCCGACCACGTCAACGACCGCCCGCCGGAGGCGAGCGTGAAACTGGTGCACGGGCCCGTTACCTGCCACGTCGACCACGCCGGAGCGGTGCCCAGCACCGTCACCGACGTCGCCGCGGCCAGGTTGGCGACGGTGATCGTCTCCGCCGTACGCCGGGCCCAGAACGGCTTCCCGGCCGTCAGGGTGATGGTCTGGTCGATGTAGCTGTTGGCAGAGGGCGACCAGTCCCAGCTGCCTCCGCCGGTCCGGACGACCTCCAGGTCCCAGTCCTCGACATCCTCGCCGTCGGTCAGGGTCATCGTCAGGGTCGCCGTGTCGGTCAGGATCGCGGCGAGGGTGTCCAGGGCCGACCTGATCGCGTCCGTCGTCCCGGACAGATGCAGCGGCAGCGGGAACTCCCGGCGCGGTGTCCGGGATCCGCGATGCGTGGCGCCCTCGCCGGCGCCGACGATCCACTGCGCCTCGCGGTCCGCCAGGCCACCCCGGAACCCCGGGGAGGCCATCACCGGCGGACCATCCAGCGACAGGGACAGCGCCCCGGCAGAGATCGACAGTGACCTGCTCACCATGTCGACCGCCCTTCACTCAGCGGTGTCACCGCACCCGACTGAACCTTGCCCGACTCGACGCGCATCCGGCCGATCAGACCTCCGTCGATGTCGCGGATGGTCAGATACTCGGGCCCGGTCGCCGTCAGCGGGGTCGTCATCGACGCTGGCGGGATCAGCGACGCCGGATCAGACGGGACAGCAGCCCCGACCATCGCGACACCGGCAGCAGCCACGGCGGCATGCTGCGAGTCCATCCCGACCGTCATCCCCTCACCGGTCAGGACACCCAGCTCGGCGAACACCTTCGACGGCGAGGCGATCCCCAGCACGCCCTTCGCGGCGTCGATCGCCCCGGACATGGCGTCCCGGACCGACTGCCACAGCTGCGCAGCCGCGTCCTTGACGCCCTGGACCATGCCGGAGATCAGCTGCCCTCCGGCGCCACGTAGCCAGTCGCCGATCCCGGATATCGCCGACTTGATCTTCCCGGGCAGGTCGGCGAAGAAGCGGACGATCGCGGTCATGCCGGTCACGAATCCGGTCAGGAGCCCAGCGACGACTTTCACGATCCCCGAGACGACGGCGATCGCGACCTTGATCGCCGAGACGACCGATGTCATGACGACCGACACGACGGGCAGGATCGCTCGGAACGCCGGGATCAGGGCAGACACGATCGCCGCGATCAGCGGAGCGACGGCCTGCACGATCCCGATGATGGCCGGGACGAGCGCCTGGAACAGGGACAGGATCGGCGGGAGGACCGTCGCGACCAGCTGCATGAACAGGTCGACGAGCGGCGGCAGGACCGCCTGGGCGAGCTGCATGATGACCGGCAGGAGCCCCTCGAGCAGCTGCGTGACCAGCGGCGCGATGGCCGCGACGAGCTGCGCGAACGTCTGCGCGATCTGGACCAGGATCGGTGCGAGCAGCTGGATCAGCGGACCGATCATCGACAGGACCGGTTGCAGGGCGGGCAGGAGCGCTATGACGATCTGCATCAGCGGCGGGAGCAGCTGCACCAGCGTCTGCGCCAGGATCGGGAAGACCTGGGCGGCGAGCTGGGTCAGCATTGGCGCGACCGCGGTGATGGCCTGCAGGAGCGACTCGCCCAGCATGGAGACGACCGGGCCGAGTGAGGTGGCGAGCTGCCCGACGATCGGAGCGAGGGCTGTCAGGGCCTCGCCGAGGATCGGGCCCAGCACGGAGAAGACCTGCCCGGCCAGGGTGCCGATCTGGCCCAGCATCGTGCCGAGCGGACCGAACGCCGGCGCAAGCGCCTGCACTCCCGTCAGGAGACCGCCGAACATGTCCGTGAGGCCCTGCTGGAACGCAGGGTTCGCGAGGACGTCCGACAGGCCCGTCACCAGGACACCGATCGCGCCGGCGGCCTGCTGCATGATGATGGACAGGGTTGGCGCCAGCGACGCCAGCGAGTTGCCGAACGACGCCAGGGCCGGGCCGATGGACGACATCGCCGCGTTCGCCCCGGAGAACACCTCCACCAGGGCCCCCTGCACGAGGGGTCCGTTGACGGCCTCGTTCACGGCACGGAACCCGTCAGCGATGGCCCCGAGGGAGCCGCCGCCGGCGGCCTCGTTCATCGCCTTCCCGAGCCCGCCGACGATCCCGGCGACGCTCCCCACGATTGACCCGAGCTGCTGGATGCTGACTAGGGCGGCGTCGATCCAGTCGAACAGCTGCCCGCTCTGGGCGGCGCCCTGGATCCACGAATCGAAGCGGTCCGCGATGTCGTTGAAGCCGCTGGCCAGCATTGGCAGGTAGGACGATCCGGCCAGACCCAGCGTCAGGAACCCGGACGTGAACGCCCCGACCCCTTCAGCGGCGACGTCGACAGCCTGCGCGACGTAGTCGAGCATCTTCGACATCTGGCCAAGGCCGAGGGCACTCCCGGCGGCGATGTTGATGGCGCTGGACCAGTCGCCGAAGGCCGTGGCCACGTCCGACAGGCCGGTCTTCAGGACCGGGAGGATCGAGGTTGCCAAGTCGTTGATCGGCCCGGCGGAGGCCGCCCAGAACGAGCTGGAGACGGACTTCTGCAGGTCGGAGAAGCCCTGCAGGACCCCGGGGATCTGTGCCTCTGCATCCTTCAGGGACATGGCCAGGACGGCGATACCAGCGGCCGCACCAGCGAGGGCTCCGGGGACGATCAGGGCGGCCGGGGCGATCGATGCGAGGCTCGTCGCGAGCGCCGACACCTGCGACGTCGCTGCGAGCGCGGCACTGCCCAGGGTGAGGATTCCGGCACCGCCGACACCGACCTTCGACATGGACAGGATCCCGGCCGAGAGCTGGGAGCTGACCTTCGCCATAGCTGCCATGGACAGCTTCGGCTTGATGCTGACGTCCCGGTCGTGGGCGACCTGGTCCAGTTGGGCCTTGGCCTTGAGCTCGTCGGCCCGGGCGACGGCGGCGCGTACGTTGGCGACGACGTCGTCTCCGGCGAATGCCTCGAGGCGCGCCTTGCTCTCCGAGAGGTCCCGGATCATCTTGCTGTTGTCGACCCCGACGGTGACGTCGGCCGATAGCCGCTCGATCTCCGCCTCGAGGCGCAGCACCTCGCGGGCCGCCTTCTGCCGGTCCAGGCTGACGTCGACGACAGCTTCCAGGGAGTCGACCTCGCCGAGGATCTCCGCGACGTCCCGGCTCACGCCCTTGGAGTCGACGAAGACCGGCACCTCGGCAGAGATCGCATCGAGCGCGGCCTGGATCGAGGCCGCCTCAGCTTGCGCAGCGGCCGTGTCGGCGCTGACCTTGACGTCGGCCTTGAGCCGGTCCAGCTCCTGCTGGATCGCCTCAGCGGTCGCCTTAGCCTGGGCAGAGTTTGCCCCTACCTGGACGTCGGCCTGCATGCCGTCGATGGCCGTACGGGTCTGGCCGGCCTGCTGGACGGCCTTCTTCCCATTGGCCGCCAGGGCGATCTCGACGGTCCCGATCGCCTTCGCGATCGCGGCACGGATCTTCTCCGCGTCCCGCTTGATCCCGGAGACGTCCAGCTCCGTCGGGATCGAGACCCGGAGGTTCTTCTCGATCTCCTTCAGGTCGGCGAGGAGGTCCTGGCGGAACCCCTTCGTCATGGGGACGGCGCGGACGCCGACGCGCCCAGCTTCGTACGTCGGCATCTGTCACCCCACTCTCCTCAGTTGAACCAGCTCAGGACCTCGTCGAGAGATTTCGCGACGGGCCGCGACGATGGGCGCCCGGGATACGGCGGAAGGCGCTTCGGCTTGGCCCGCGTGCCGTGTACCGCGATATGAGCGGTGTTGTCCCGCATCGCGTCCCATAGGTCAGCGAGGACCGTCTCGGTCCGCGTCCATCCGAGCCAGGCCCGGTCATCGTCAGATGCGTCACCGGTAGGCGGATGGTCGTTCAGGAGCCGGGCCCGGTACAGGCTCCACGGCTCGTGGGGAAGTCGCCCCAGGAGGGCCGACACCAGCCGGAGATCCCACGACGACGCGAGCACCTGCAGCACGTCGACGCGATACAGCGCCCACATGTCGCTGATGATCTCCGGATGATCGTCGATCAGCTCCTGGAGCTGTGTGATTCCCCCATGAGCGAGGCGTACTTCCCGAACAGGGCCGTCACGCGCCGCTCCGCGTCCTGGGCGGTGACCCACTCGATGTAGGTGTCCTTGTCGACGGCGACCTGCTCAAGGAGCTTGTCGATGTCACCGAGGACGTCGTACAGGCGTTCGAGCGCGTCGTCCGAGACGTTGTCGAGAGAGAGGTCCTCGGTGATGCCGCTGACGTTCGCCTCGCTGAGCCGCTTCACGAGCAGGTTCACCCGGCCGCGCTGCGCGACACGCAGCTTCGACGGGTGGATCAGCTCGGGCGCATCGGACAGGTCGACGTCCTCGACCTCGGTGCCGACCTCGGCGGACGGTTCGTCGATGGTCTTCTTCTTGCTGGTCATGGGTGGCTCCTTGACTGGCGGCTCGAGACGGTGGGCCCGGGTGGGGCCAGGAGCCGTCCGAACGGCCCCACCCGGGAGTCACTGAGATCAGGCGGCGTAGACGTACGACGAGCCGGACGACGTCGCCGACGTGCCGGCGCTGTTCGTGACCGTGACGTCGACGGTCCCGGTCCCGGCCGGGGACACCGCGGTGATCTGCGTCGGACTGTCCACGACCCAGGACGTCGCATCGGTCGACCCGAACTTGACGCCGGTGGTGGCGGTGACCTTGTAGAAGCCGGTGCCGGTGATGACCACGCTGTCTCCGCCAGCCTCCGCGCCGGTGGCCGGCGCCAGGGACGTCACGACCGGGGTTGTGAGGAACGGGCGGACCGCGTGCGGCTGCAGCCGGATACCTGTCGACTCCGAGGCGAGGATCTGCCCGGCCAGCTGGACCTCGAAGAACGCCTCCGGGTCGACCTGCGGCATGTCGCCGATCGTGACCGTGTTGTTCGGGAAGTACCAGCCGCCCCGGCGCCCATCTCCGCCGATCATGATGATGATCACGGCCTTCTTGACGGTGCCGAGTTCCTTCACCTTGTACGACTGGGTGGTCGCGTCCCACTCGTTCGTGCCGAGGCCGAACGCCATCTCGAAGCCGGCCTGGTCGAACTGGAGCTTCGACGCGGTCCAGCCGAGCGTGGTGGAGGCCTTCGACGAGTCGACGCCCTCCTGCTCCCACGAGTCGTTCTGGGTGAGGTCGCCGCCGTCCTTGGTGAGGGCGACGGCGTTGTCCTTGCTGGTGTGGGAGATCGTCCAGCCGGTGTAGGTCGCGGGGGTGTTGACGTCGAACAGGTCGAAGTCGAACGGGGCGGTGTCGACCGGCGCGAACAGGACGGAGCCGCGTCCGGGGATGATGGTGGTGGATGCGTCCAGGCTCATGGCCGGGGTCCTTTCCAGTGGCATGGGAAAGGCACCCGGCGACATGCCTGGGTGCCTCGAGGGTTGTGGTGCGGTAGTAGGTCAGGCCGAGACGATGACGACGGTCCAGGTCTGGACGAACTGATGGATGCCGCCGGCGGGAATGTCCGGTGTGGCGCGCTCCGGGAGCCTAGGGTCCGACGCCGACGAGATCGCCCCGTACGGACTCGCATAGCCGGCCGCCCCGTCGATCGCCTGCGCTGTCTGCCACGCCAGGTCGTACGCCGCATCCCGCCCGGCGGCGAGGGTGGAGACGTCCAGCAGGACGGTGATGGCCTCGAGCGGCAGGGCGTTGTGGACGGCCTGCGGGGTACGGCAGTGGATGATGGTGAGCGGCAGCTGGTCGATCAGGTCGACGTCCCGCTCTGACCTGACGGTCGAGGACGTGGACGCGGACAGGAGCGCGGTGACGACGGCCTCGGGGTCGATCATCCGATGCTCCTCACCGCGACAGCAGCGCCGCCCATGATGTGCTGGCCGGGCACCCACCGGGGCGGCCCGATGAAGTCCTCCCCGACCTCGGCGACGTGCCCGTACTCGATCGAGATGGACTGCGGGTCGGTCGCGACGATCAGCCGGTCGACCACGCCTCGCTTCCCCTTCACCTTCTCGATCTTCATCGACTCCATGTAGGAGCCGGTCTGCCGGTGGCGGGCGGCGAGCATCTGCGCGGCGTCCAGAACCTTGTCCGCCACGACGTCCATCTCCCGCGACAGTCCGACGATCTTCGCGACCTCGACACCCGTACGCCGGTTCACCGATCGACGTGCTCCACCCCGACCGATGCCCGGCGCACGAGAGGCTCGCCCTGCTGGTCGAACTCCCGGCCGTCCCAGGAGACGGTCGAGTGCGGCCCGCCCGGCCAGGCGATGCGACTGCCGGTGCTGTCCCGGGGTCTACCGATCCACCGCCACGACGACGACGCGGTCACACCGATCCTCGCGGACTCGTCCGCCGACAGTTGCTGCATCCGCCCACCCGAGACCTCTACCGGGGTCCCTGGCTGGTAGTCGACGGTGCCGGCCCTACCGGGCACGGCCACCATCGGCGTCACGGTCACAACATCAGGCCCGTCATCCAGGAGGCTCATGGCATCCTCGGCTTCACCCGGATCGTCCCGACCGGAGACCGGCGTGGACGCAGCAGCGCCAGGTCGGAGTCGGGGAACCAGATCGCCGCCGACGCTGTCAGCGCCGACGCGACCGAGTAGCTGTACGAGCCCTCCGACTCAGAGCTGTAGCCCTCCGAGACCTTCGGGTTCCGCACGACGCGAGCGACCGCGGCGATAATGACGTCCCGGATGAACGCCGCCGTGTCAGGGGCAGCTGACAGGGTGTCCAGGTTCGGGATGTGACGGCGCAGCCGGCGCTCAGCCTGACGGATGAGAGTGTCCAACCATGCCTTCTGATCTGGGTCAGCAGTCCGGCCGAGAGCATCGGTGATGTCGACTGCCAGGATCATGTCCCACGCCATCACGTCCCCCTTCCGGTCAGGTCGCCTTGCTCTTCACCGCGCGGCGGGGCGGCGCCGGAGGCGCGGGCGGGATGGCCCACGCCTTCGGGTTCGTGATCTGCTCGGCGATCTCGTCGGGAACATCTGGGCCAGGCCCGTAGGCCCGACCCTCGACGAAGACGCGATGCGCGAGCACGCCGCCATGCCTAGCCATCAGGCGATGACGTCCGCGACCATCAGCAGGCTCGCGTTGGTCAGGACGGGCATGCCGACCGCAAGGTGTACTGCCGGTAGGGAGGCCCGTCCTTCTCGACGACGCCGACGATGCCGGGGGCGTCCTCGAAGGTCATCTCGGCCTCGTTGGAGTTGACGAGCTCGAGCGCGGTCGCGGAGATGCCCCAGTACGAGGCGCCCAGGTCGTCGAGGTTCGGCGGGAGGAACACGATCCGGTCGTCCGCGATGACCCGGGTCGACACTCCGTCGACGGACAGCTGAGTGTCGTACGGCTCGCGGAAGATCGGCCACCCCTCGCCGGCCATGAACTCGTTCAGGTCGGCGCGGGACACGCGAGGCTTGCCGGCGGCCGACCCTACGACGGAGTTGATGACCGAGGTGTTCTTCTTGACGGCGGTCTGCACGCGGGTCGAGCACAGGATCGACCCGGGCATGAACCCGTTCTCGGCGACGTACTCGTTCAGCCATGCCTCGAGGTCGGTCACCAGCGCGGTGCCGACGATGTCCCACGACGCCGAGGGGGTCTGGACCAGGGAGGCCGGGACGCCGTAGTCAATCTCGGCGACGAAGCCGCCCTCGTTGATGTTCAGCTTCCCGTCGGTGAGGACGTCGCCCCAGGCGAGCTCGTAGCGGTTCAGGACCTCGTTGGTGAGGCGCTGGGAGTCGTTGTAGATCGCCTGCTCGAGCGCCGCGCCGCGGGTCCCTCCGGTGCGGAGGAACTGGAGCTTGAGCCGCTCGTACTCACCCATGGACAGCGACGAGGAGAGCGGAGCGAGGGGGACCTTCTTCTCGGTCGCGCCGTCGCGGCTCGAGGAGTGGATGACCCCGTCGGGGTCGCGGTAGCGGGCGGTCCGGTTGGTGTTGGTGATGTCCGTCCAGTCGACTTCGTTGTCCATCACGTCGTTGGGGGTGAACATGCCCGACAGGGTGAGCTGCGGGTTGGCAGGCACCTGGCGGACGAACGCGGTCAGCGCGTCCGGGGTGACCTCGGCATCCCAGATGATCATGAGTCAGGATCCTTTCTGCTGGCCGCCGGTCAGGCGCCGAACACGATGAGGGGCAGGTCGACCTTGCCGGCTGCGTCGATCGACCCTTCATCGGCCGAGAACGGCAGCCGGGCCTCCGACACGTAGCCGTGGATGAGCATGGCGCCGGTCGCGTCGTGGGTGTTGTCGAGGACGTCGACGGCGACCGCGGAGAACAGGACGCCGACCGCGACGCCGAGGCTCGTGGTGGTGTTCGCCGGGTCGTACGGCGCGTAGCTGCCGCCGGCGACGGTCTCCGCCAAGATGGTTCCGGACGGGATGACGCCGTTCGGGTAGTGGGTTCCGGCGGTGAACGCGGAGACGTCGAGCAGGATGCTGGGCGTCATGTCGGTGCCGTGGGTGCCGATCAGCCAGGACCGGTCGTCCTGCACCATGCTGGTCGTCTGGACTCGGAAGTCCGCCATGATGGGCTCCTTTCAGGAGTGGTTGAGGTGTCCAGCCATCCGGCGGACCCGGATCCTGGTGGTGCTACTTCTTGTTGCCGAACCGGCGGGCAGCCTCGTCACGGCCGCGCTGCGACTGCGACACGGGAGGCCCGGCCGGGTGGCGGCCCTGGTTCGGGTCACGCGGCGGGTTCTGTTGCTGCGGGGCGACGACACCGAGGTAGCGGTTCAGGTCGTCGATCTTCAGCTCGCCGGCGTCGTCGAGGAACGCCGACTTGTTCAGCCCGGTCAGCACGTCGCCGGCCCGGTCGGACAGGCGTGCGGTGACGTACGCGTCGACGATCCGGGAGCCGGACTCCTTGAGCCCCTCAGACCTGCCGGCCTGCTTGGCTGCCTCGATCGCCTTCTCGTCCTCGGTCATCCGCTCCTGACGGAGCCGATCCCGTTCGGCCACGACCTTGTCGTAGTCCTTGGTGCGCTTGGCCTTGTCCTCGTTCTTCCGCGACTGGTGCTTGTAGTAGGCGACCTGCTGCTCCAGCGTCATCTCGGCGGTCGGGGTGTTGGCCGGGAAGCCCAGGTCAGACTGGCCCTGTTGAGACTGGTCGCTGCCGGCGCCGCTCTGGTCGCCCGACTGTCCGCCGGCCGCACCCTCGGAGCCGCTGTTGGTCGCCTCCATCAGCGTGGTGCCGAACATCTGCTGGTGGAGTGCGACGACTTCGGCGAGGTCGGCGGGGAAGATCGAGAGGTCGAGGGCGGGTCGGGGCATGGGTTGTCTCCTGTCGGAGTGGTGGGTTGGTGGCCCTGGCGGGCCTAGGAGGCGGTGAGCTCGGCCCTGCGGGCCTTGAGCTTCGCCAGGATCGCGGTGCGCCACTCGGAGTCACGCAGCGGCTCGATGACCCTGATCTGGTTCTCGATCCAGTCCAGGTCGTCCCACACGTCGGACTTCGGGGCGCGGGGACTGCGCGGGGTGGAGCGGTGGCGCGGGTCCTCGTCCTGGGGCTTGTCCGGGTCGGGCTTCCGGAGCGTGGCTGGGTCGGGCTGCAGCTTCCCGTTGTCGTCGACCGTGTACCTGACCCGCTTCAGGTCCCAGCCGTCCGTCGTGTCGCCGGCGTCGGCGTAGACGTCGCCGAGGTCGTCCAGGTTGATCGCCCCGCCGGGATCCTGCCCGTCGACGATCGGGACCACTTCGCAGTGACATCCGTCGTGCACCGGCCGCAGGTCACCCCGGGAGTAGATGCGGGTGGAGGCGACCACGCACAGGCCGCAGGTCTGGCCGCTCCTGCTCTTCTCCGGGTGGATGATCCTGCGGAACTGTTCTCCGGTCCCGAGTTGATCGGCGGTCCAGGCGACGGCCTCGGCGTGTGCATCGGACAGGTCGGTGACGATGATCCCGCGCGCCGATGACTCGGCGCGTGTGAGAGCGGTGTCCTCGTCCAGGTCGTCGTCCACCGCGTCGTGGTAGGCGCCGACCGGCTCGATCCACCGCACCGCCAGCGAACCGGCGGCCATCCGATCGGGCAGCTCGAACGGATCCGGCTCGGCGGCTCCCGCGGTGGCCGGCGCGTCGGGGGCCTCCCGGACGATGTTGACGATCTCCGTGACCGACTGCACGGTCATGTCACCGACGGCCTGCATGCCAGCCTCGGCGCTCTCCGCCGCGGCCTGCAAGAACTCGGCCTCCGACACCGGGTCGCCCCACAGGACAGCCCGCAGCGCCGAGACGATCCGGCCGATCAGACTGTCCTCGACCTCCATGCGGCGCGCCGTCTGCGCCTCGATCAGCGCCAGGATCCGCTGGTCGACCGCCATGTCAGCCGGTCCTCAACCCCGGAAGCTCCTGCTGCGTTGAGGTCGCGAACAGCGTCTCGCGGTCCCGCTGCTTCTTCCACCGCGACACCGTCGCCGGTGGCATATGCATGACGTCAGCCCACACGCCCTCGGTCGGGACGCCGGCACCCTTCGCCTGCGCGCCGGCCTGCACCCGCTGCTGCATCGACTCCCGCGTCGCCGCCGACCACATCGCCTGCCACTCGCCGTTCGCAGACTTCCCCGCGTACGCCAGCAGCAGCCGGCCGATCTGGACGACGTCCGGGCCCCACCGCTCCTGCAGGTCCGTGGCCTTGTCGACCAGGCCGGAGTCGGCCAGGCTGGCCCCCTCGGCCGACCCCGTCATCGCGTCCGGGCTGAACATCGCCAGCGGCGTCCGCGTGGTCGCCGACAACTCCTTGATGTCGTCCCGCACCGGGGCAAGGAGCTCGTTGATGCTGACCTGCCGCGACTCCCACAGCGAGGCCTTCCCCGGGATCCGCCACAGGGCTCCCGGGTCGGCAGTGAAGATCTCGTTGTAGTCGATGGGGTTGCCGTCTTCGTCGTTGTCCGGGAGCTCATCGGCCCCGAGGATCGCGCGCTGCAGGAACGTCTGGAACTTCGATGTCCACAGCCGGTCACCGATGTCGTTCGTGATCCGCTCCACCAGAGGCAGAGCCGCCTCGAACTCGCCGGCTGCATGCTTGTTCTGCAGCTGCACGATCGGCAACCCGACACCTGCCACGAGGTCGCGCGACCTAGACGGGTCTGACTCCCACCGGGACGGGGAGAACGCCGTCGCTGCTGACTGGCCGTCATGGACGAACGCGGCCACTCGGGGCCCGGTGCCGTCCGGCTCGGTCCGGTACAGGGCCAGCACCGACACCTCGTCGTCGGGGTCCCAGTACCGCTTCATCGCCGCGCGGATCCGGCGCGAGTTCGTCGGATCCGGTGACCGCGACCATCAGCCGCGGGTCCTCCGCTGTGGCCAGCGCGCCGCCATCACCATCCGGCCCGACGAGGACCAGACCTGTTCCCATCGCGACCGCATACTCCGTCGCATCAGCGAAGAACGCCCCGTTCGCGGCCAGGAGCCGGCGCACGTCATCGTCACCGTCAGCATCGGCCTCGGTGACCGACTGGATCCCTTGGAACTTCACGCGGTCGAGGACCGCCTGGACGACGATGCCCGGGTAGTTGTTCTTGCTGAGCCGCAGGAACTCGCGGGTAGCATCGGCGTACTTGTCGGCGAGCCGCGACAGCGGAGCCTCGCCCGTGTAGTGCGCCCACAGCAGGCTCAGCCACTGGTCGCGGCGCATCTCGTACTTCCGCGAATCCGAGATCGTGTAGACGGGTCGCTGCGGCCGGGCGTACATCTCACGGAAGCAGCGCCGGATCCACCACTGGTCGGAGAACTTCGTCGTGCTGTCCTGCACGAGGCACCCCTTCCAGTCTCAGCGGATCCGCTTCGGGACTCCCGCGGTCTTCTTCCGTCCGGCGCCGGCGGCGATCGCGTCGACCCGGGCCTGCCACGCCAGGACCATCGCCACGGCGGCGTCGATCTTGTGCGGGCTGTAGTCGTGCGCCTTGCCGAGGGCGAGCTTCCCGTGCGACAGCCGGCGGTGCGCTGCGAGCACGTGGGCGGTCAGGCGGTAGTCGTTCGGGTGGCACAGGTCCCGGTTGCGGATTGCGCCTTCGGTCTCCTCGATCGCCCGCTCGACCAGGCCGGCGCGGCCGCCCGTCATCCACCACTCGAACGGGTGATCTCGTGACGCCCGGACCTTGACCTTCGAGCCCCAGCGGGCTTCCCAGGCGCCGATGTACGCGCGCCAGTCCTTGCCCGGGTCGGCGTACAACGCGGCGACCGTCCACGTCCGGAAGGCCTGCTCGAGCGCCGCCTCGATCTCCGGGACCGGCGGGGACCAGGACGGCCAGGCCGACTTCGTATCCGGCGCCTCCCAGACGCCGACCGGCCACACGTACCCGTCGAGCACCCGGCAGGCGACCAGCGCAGTCGCGTCAGGCTTGCCCTTCGCGCGGCCACGGCTCCCGTCGAAGCCGAGCGTGACCACGTCCCGCGCGGCCACGGCGATGCCGGGACGGTGGCAGGCCATCCAGTCAGGCTGCGACAACCAGGCCGACGAGGCCGCGGTGATCATGTTCAGCTTGAACCGCATCGCGTCCTGCGGGTCCTCGCCCAGGTCGAAGATCTCCTCGAGCTGCCTGTCAATGTCGATCCACGGGCTGTCCGCGTACAGCTCCTCCAGGGCCTCGCGGACCAGCTCCCGGTCACCGATGTCGTCCTCGGTGATCTGGGCCTGCGGATGCCACCGCAGCACACCCGCATCGTCCTTCGCCGACGCGGCGATCTCGCCGGCCTGGATCTTCAGCGCGTAGTCGTACGTGTCCTCGGCCACCGACCCGGCGCCCGGAAGCCAGGCGTTCGTCGTCTCGATCATCCGGCCGTTCATCTTCGCCAGGTTCCGGCGGAGCGTCCGGACGAGATCCTTGCCGCCGTTGCTCGACGTCCACAGGTGCGTCTCGTCCGCGACCGCCGCCGTCGCCCGCTGACCCTCGCGAGTCTTCGATGAGGCCGTCACCGGCTGCAGCTTCCCGTGCGCGGTGCGGACCCTGGTCAGGCCCGGGTCCAGGCCGGTGATCGACTGGCGGGCATGCGACCCCGGCGCGACCATCGCAATCGCGAGGTCCATCGTGTTGCCCGCCTGCTCCTTCGACACGGCAGCGAGCTGCACGTGCGGCGAGGGGTGCGGGACACCGATCGGCTCCCCGTCGTCAGCCCAGCCGCCGAACCGGACCGGCCCCGCAAGCTCGAGCAGCGAAAGCGCCGCCGCAATCGGACTCTTCCCCGCCCCCTTCGGGAGCACGATCTGGCCACGGCGGAACAGGAACATCGGCCGCCGGAACGCTTCCTGATCCGGACCGCAGTCCAGCGCGTACCACCAGCAGACGTAGCGGCCCTGCGACTCCGTCCAGCGCCACGGATCCCCGGTGAACTCTCCGTCCGGCTGCACGAGCTCGGTCTCGCCCCATGCCAGAGCACCGGGGCCCAGCGTCGGGATGCCGTAGTCCTGAGGCCACCCGACCGGCAGCCCGTCAGGGCCCCAGTCCCACGGCCTCACTGCGCCTGCTTGCGGTCCCACCTCGCCCGGGCAGCAGCACGAGCCTGGGCCGAAGCATCAGACTCGGCACGCTCGCCAGCAGCATCGGTGTCCGGGAGCTTCAGCGACTTCAGCAGCGAGCTCAGCGTGCTCCGATGCTGCCGCACCTCCGACACCAGCGGCGACGCGACCAGCTGCCCCATGCTGCCCTTCACCATCAGCGGAGCGTCGACCAGCTCGTCCTCGAGCCTCTCGATGAGATCGGCCTCCCGGCACGCATCGCCCAGGACACGGACCTCGTCCGGCCTGAGCTTGTACGCCTTCGTGATCTCGTTCCAGAGCCGACGGCCGGCACGGCCGAGACCCTTCGGTGCTGTCGCCTTCGTGGCGCGAGGCTGCGTGGTCATGGTCACTCCCTGACGGGATCGGTGAAGCCCTGACGGGCGGTGGAGGAGTCCGGAAAACCCGGTGGAAAAGCCGGAGGATCAGCATGCAGACCCTGAGAGGCA